CACTGACGGAAGGGTTGGCGACCCGCGTAAGCGGCATATCCATATCGACCTTGCAACTAGCGGAGATGGCGATGCACTCGGCATGGCGATGGGGCACGTCGAGAGCATTGTTGATATCGATGACGAGAAGAAGCCGTATATCGTTATCGACTGTCTCATGCGTATCAAGGCAACGCCGGGTACTGAGATCATGCTCTCGGACGTTCGCAATGTTGTCTACTACCTTAGGAACGAACTGAGGTTCAAGGTCTTCTCCGTGTCAATGGATGGGTTCCAGTCAACTGACACGATGCAGCAACTACGCAAGCGCAAGTTCCGCTCCGACTACCTTTCGGTTGACAAGAACACGCTTCCGTATGAAGACCTGCGTGAAGCGATCTACGAGCGTCGCATCGAGTTTCCGCCTTACGAAACGTACATTTCGGTAGGCAGTGGAGAGCTGGTGCAAATTGCAGTGAAGGAGTGCATGGAGCTTACCGACACTGGCAAGAAGATCGATCACCCGGCCAACGGCTCAAAGGACTTGGCCGATTGCCTAGCCGGTGTTACGAATACGCTCATGGGTGACAGGACATACCGCCGTGGGGTAACCTCATTCTCGGTGTCGTCCTCAGATGAGAACGAACAACTAGCACCAACTGGAACGACTGGCCAATTGTTGAGAAACGTGATCCCCTTCCCTGGTGGCAGTGGCGGACTTCAGGCTCCGCTTCCTCCTTTAACCACCGGCGGGTTCGGCGGACTTGCTATTCCCTCTCGGTTGCAGTCACGGCCTCGAAGGTGAGCGATGGAACTGCTTGGACCTAACGGCAAGCCTATTACCGACTACTTGGCCGAACGGGGGCAATTCACAAACAAGAAGGCGACTCCACCGAAGACCGGTGCAGCCTTCGGCGATTGGGCGGGGCGGGATTTCGAGTACGCTCAACTCCCAGGTGGGGGAATCGTTCAGTTTGATTTGAGTAAGCTCACGATCAGTGACTACCGGAACATGCGCGACCACTATCAGGTCAACGCTTCACTGGCTGTCCTGTCGTTCATGCAGCACCAATCAGACTGGCACATCGAGTGTGAAGACAAGAAGATCGCGGAGTTCTGCGAGGAGGAAATCACTCGCAACTGGACTCAGCTCAACCGAGCCATGGGGACTGCGAACTGGGCTGGGTACGCACCCAGCGTTTTGGACTGGGGGAACGATGTCAACAGTCGATCCATTGTACTGGACAAGGTCAAGGATCTCCCTCCGGAGGAGTGTGAGGTCAACTGGAAGCTGGAAGAGGGCTGGGCACCTCCGGGAAGAGTCAAGCCGAAGTTCAAGCACTACGACGGCATCAAGCACTACGCGACTCCGCAGTGGCCGATCCCGGTAGAGAACACCCTGTGGTATCCCATGCTGATGGAGCATGGAGACTACTACGGTCGAAAGCTTCTTCGCCCAGCGTTCCAGAGCTGGTACTTCAGCATCCTGATTCACCTGTTCGCCAACAGGTACTACGAGCGCTTCGGTGAGCCCACTCCGATTGGCCGCGCACCCTTCGACGAAGAGATCAACATTGGCGAAGACGGCAACGAGCAGTCTGTGCGGGGAAACCGCTTCATGGCACAGACGATCCAGCAACTTCGCAACCGTTCGGTGGTCGTTCTTCCCAACGAGAAGTCGCAGATCGGTAACGCCGGTCAGCTGTCCTACGACTACGAACTCGAGTACCTAGAGTCGCAAATGCGTGGCGCAGACTTCGAGCGCTACATGACGCGGCTGGATGAAGAGATCTCGATCGGTCTATTCACTCCCATCCTCCTGCTTCGTACTGCAGACGTTGGCTCCTACAACCTCGGTCAGGGTCACGAGCGCATCTATCAGATGATGATTAACGCGCTTAATGCTGATCGCAAGTTCTACATTGACAACTACATCTTGCGAAAGATGGTCAACTACAACTTCAGCGAGAAGGCTCCTGACGCTCGTATCATCTACCGCAAGATGGGTAACACAGATGCTACGATGCTGAAGGAACTCATCATCGCAGTCATCAACAGTGGCAAGGCAAAGGTGGACCTCGAAGAGCTTGGGCAGGCTGTTGGCCTGTCTCTTGAAGAGGTCAAGGAAACCTTGAAGCCACCTGCAGAGCCGGGTGCCGACCCCGAGGAAGACCCGAACGGCGACCCCGACGCAGACAACCCCCCTGCCGATCCAGCGAAGGACCGTGCTTCAATCACCACCCGAGAGCGGCACGAATCCACCGCCGTTGCTAAAGAAATCGGGCATCGCGTTCGTGGCCAGATGGAATCTGCATTCAGGCATGGCTCCTTCGATAACCTCACTGTCAGCATGGGGTTCAAGCGCAAGATGGAGAAGGCACTCTTCACCGACGGACACCCCTCTCCGATTCGGACTGCTAACGATGTCTACGTTGCAATGGACCTGTGGCTTGCTGACGTTCTCATGTCACTCAAGCCTTCCGACTTTGAGGGCGTCGAGGAGTTTATGACCGTGTTCAGTAATGTTCTTCAGAACACACTGGATGCCGCGAATGCCTAGTAGTCGCCGCACTCATAATGATCTTCGATGCTTCTGTGCTCGTAAGCCACTGCTTGCAACGTATGGATTAACTCAAGCAGGTAAGCTATACGTCCATATAAAGGTCTACAAGCAAAATCGAATCTACGGTGAGGTCGTCGTTACCGAGGGTATCGTTGAGCTTCACTGTCGCGAGTGTCTTCGCTGGCAGAGGGTGGTTATGCACCAACCAGGGAAGGCAGCACTGGAGGAAAGTGTTTTAAATCCCTCCGTTGCTGAAGTGTAGTCCCGTCCATGTTTGCGCCATTCGTGCGCCATCCTATAAGGTGCGTATCACTATGAGCCGACCGCAGGCAACGACCGCCTTCATCCCGATCAGCAACCGTGGAGTGCCGCCACGGTCTCACGCTGCGTCGTCGTTCATGTCTCCCGAGCTGGCAGCCGAGACGCACACTTGGTATGACATCAGCAGCAAGAAGAAGGCCGACAAGGTCGTCGCAGAGGTGATGATCTTCGGAGAGATCGGTTGGGAGATCACAGCGCGAGAGTTCGTCAAGGACTTGACGCTGCTGGACGCCGATCAGATCAACGTCCGAATCAACTCGGTGGGTGGGGACGTCTTCGACGGAGTCGCAATCTACAATGCGCTTCGTCAGAAGGACGCCAACGTCACAGTCTACGTCGAGGGCCTCGCCGCTTCAGCCGCGTCATTCATCGCGCAGGCTGGTGACGAGGTCATCATGCTGACTGGATCGCAGATGATGATTCACGACGCGAGTGCGATGGCCTGGGGGAACGAAGAGATCATGCTGGAGACGGCCTCCATCCTTGGCCGGATCAGCAACAGCATCGCTGACATCTACGCGCAGCGAGCAGGTGGCAGTGCCGAAGACTGGCGCGCCATCATGAAGACCGAGATGTGGTACTCACCGGCAGAGGCAGTAGTTGCTGGCCTCGCCGACAGTGTCCTCGCGGACGAGAACAAGGATGCACAAGCGGCAAAGGACACATGGACCCTTGAGGTCTTCAACTATGCCGGTCGAAAGAATGCGCCGAATCCCATCGAGGAGATGCGCAAGATCATCAATCGAGCCAAGGAGGCTCCAGTGACGCCCAAGGATCAGAACGACGAGGGAACGGTGTCTACCCCTCCGGTGCCTCCGGAGACTCCAGCCCCGCCGTCGCCGCCCGCACCTGCCCCGCCTGCCGAAGAGGCAGAGGAGAACGCCGGTTCGACCGGTTCTGGCGAGGTCATTCCCGAGACCCCCGCCGAGGTCGGCACGCAGCCGGTTCCCGCCCCAGCCGCACAGCCCGAGAACAGGGCCGGAGTGCAGCAGACTTTCATGGTCAACGGTGTGAGCACCGGCGACCCCAAGGCAGTCCAGAACCACATCACGGCACTGGAGACTGCTGCCAACGAAGCCCGCGCCGCAGCGCGTAAGGACTTCGTCACGAATCTTGCGACGACGCAGAAGATCGCCGCAACACAGATGACTGCGATGGAAGAGCTGGTCGCAGGTCTGGACGACAAGCAGTATGACCTGTGGGTTGCGTCGTGGGACGCCGCACCCAATGTCCCGCTGCTGGGGTCTCACGGAGATGTCAACGCTGGTGGTTCCGGGACCGGGACTGCAGCCGAGGCCATCGCCGACCGTGTTGGTCTTCTCGAAGAGATTGTCACGCACCACAAGCGCGGCGGCATGAAGGACGAGATCATCAAGGCAACGGACAGCTACAACGAGCTGATGAAGCTCAAGCCCGATTTCACCCTTGACAAGAAGTAAGGAGTCTCAGAGATGAGCACTTTCATCAAGGGCGGTAGCACTAGCACCCCGTTCGGTCGCAACGAGTTCCTGCGCAGCACGCAGGACGTGAAGACCGAGTCGTACACGCTCGCCGCCTCGACCGTCCCAGCTCGCACCATCGATGGTGTCGCTGGCCTCAAGATTCTTCAGCCCGGCACCGTGCTGGCGAAGATCACGTCCACCGGCGAAGCCGGCAAGATCGGCCCCTTCTCCGCAGCCGCACTCGACGGTCGCCAGACCGCGGCGAACATCGTGGGTCTGTGCATGACCTTCCTTCCGTGGCAGCTCATGGAGCGCGACGTGGAGGTCAGCGCCGTCTACCAGTGCACTGCCGTTCAGGCATGGTGCTTCGAGCTCGACGCCGCCTCGCTGGCGATCCCCCTGTCCAACACCACCGCTGATGCCATGCGTGGCGTCAAGGGTATGCACATCAACTTCAAGTGAGAGAGGACTGAACCAACATGGCAACTCCCCTTGGTCTTGACCGACTGGTTCGCAAGGAGGTCTCTCTCGGTGCTATCCGCGAGATGCAGCCCCCACAGGACCACGCAGGTCTTTCCATCGCCCCCTGGCTCGATGTCGAGAGTGACGATGTCATCTTCGAGTACATCAAGGGCGGTCTTCAGGACGGTCTCGCCCCCGCCCGTGCAGAGGACGCTGAGGCCGAACTGGCCCAGAAGGACGACCTCTACTACGGACAGGGCCGTGCGGCTCTGATCGACTGGGCCCTCAAGGACAAGTACACGGCTTCGGACGTGACTCGCTACCGTGAGGACCTCTTCATCCAGCAGCAGCTGGGTGCCATCCAGGCCGAGAACGGTCGCCCCCTCCTCTTCGCCGGTCGTACCGCGGCTGACTTCCAGGCTCGCGTGGCTCGCCACGACGCCCTGCGTCGTCGGAAGCTCGACAACCGAGTCGAACTCCTGATCATGGGAGCCATGGAGACCGGCCAGATCGCCTACAACGACGGCAAGATCAAGTTCACTGTCAACTACGGGCGACCGGGTGACCAGCAGAACGTGGTCCCCCCCGGCGGCCTGTGGAACCTCACGACCTGTGACCCGATCGGCGACCTCCTCGCCGCTCAGGATCTGTGCTTCACTCGCTACGGCGTTCGCCCGACGCGAGGCATCCTCTCGCGGAAGATCGTCAACAACTTCTGGAAGTCCACGAAGTTCCTCGCGGCGGTCGGTGTGCCTGTCGTCGGCGGCACGGTGAACGTTCCTCTCGACCCCAACTACCTCGGTCTCGCGGGCTACTCGCCCGAGGGTGCCCTGGCAGTCGTCGAGCGGGCAACGGGCGTCACGTTCTCGATCTACGACTCGGTGTACCGGACGCGCCCCATCGGTGGCACGACCTTCACGAACAACCGCTTCGTCTCGGACGACAAGGTGATCCTGTTCCCCGGCGAGGGCGACCTCGGCGAGATCGACGACACCCAGATCGGGTTCGCCAAGACGCTCACCAGCCCGCACCCCGAGGGCAACTGGAGCTCCGGCTTCTACGAGTGGGAAGACGAGACCCGAGACCCGTGGATGCACGTCCGCGGCACCGGCGTCAAGGCTTTCCCGGTCTTCCCGTACATGGAGTACTCGTTCGTCTACGACGTGCTCTGATCCTCAAGGGAGGGGCCTGGAACGAGCAGGCCCCTCCCGACCGGCCACAGACTCTAGAAGGAGAGTTTCACAATGGCTACTGCAAACAAGCCTGCTGAGGGCGTCGAGCTCGATGTTCCGAGCGCCCACCAGGTGTACCTCGAGTCTCTCCTCGGCGAGGAGGGGCAGGAAGCTCCCGCTCCGGTCTACGGCGGGGAGAGTGTCAACCCGAACGAACTGCAGGCTGTCACAGACGACGGCTACATCGGGACGGACCCGGTGTACCAGAACTACGCCGACGACACCCACAAGCCCCTCGCGGCTGACGGTGGCGTCGATCAGCTCGCCGAGGAAGCATACGTCGAGGCTGTCGAGGGTGAGCCCTCGGAGGCCGGCGATGACCTCAAGAAGCACTACGGCGAGGTCGCCAACACTCGCGAGGAGGGCACGACGATCGGTGGAGAGCCGGTCCACTCGACGCTCACCCCGCTTCCGCCCGAGGACAACGAGCACGCTGGCGTGACTTCGGGTGCCACTGGCGCGGCGGCTCCGGCCAAGAAGACCGGCGACAAGGCCGGCCCGAAGTAGGTCCAGCAAGAACGCTAGCAGGAGGCAAGTATGGTCGCGTACTCTGCGGTCGAAGATCTGCTGACCGGGAATGTCCCGACTCCGCAGTACCTTTCGCCGCAGAAGTATGTCGATGACGCTGCCGATGAGATCGATAGCAAGATTGGCTTCTTGTACACGACTCCCATCAACATCAGTACCGGCACAGACGTTCCGCGACCTGCTTGTCTCCTACTCAAGCGCATCAACAACTTCCTTGCCTCGGGGCGGCTGCTTCTAGCAGCCGCCGCCGGGCAGGAGGATTCTCAACTTCACGCCTACGGGTGGAGCCTCGTTCAGGAAGCCACTGCTGCGCTGAATCAGATCGCCAGTGGTGAGATTCCAATTGACGGTGCAGAGAAGATCGACACAGGGGACTTGGCTGTTGTTACTGCAGTCATCATCAACAACCTCGATGCTGAGTCAAACGTCGAGGCATTCTATGATCGTGTACTGAACCCTGCCTATCAGTATGGCTATGCAGAGTGGGAGCGTCGTGGCGCACCTTTGCATGGTCTCGGGGTGATTCGCTGATGGCAAGGGATGCTATTGTAGACATCATCCTCAAGGGTGACGCTAGGCAAGTTCATCGAATGCTCGAACACTTGGGGACTTCACTTGCACCGCCTGCCGTAGGCACATGGCTGGGAATGACGGTGGACCCTTGGATACGTCAACGAGCTCGTGAAAGATTCCGGAGGGAGGGCGACGATGTTACCGGCCCATGGGCGCCTCTCAAGATGGCAACTCAGCAAATTCGTTCGCAGCAAGGGTATGGTTCTGCTCACCCCATCAATCGGCGAACCGGACGCCTCGAAGCGTACATCACAGGTGGACCAAACAGAATCACAATCCACTCCCTCGGAGCGACGCTCTACCTCCCAGGAAACCCTCCCTTCGGAGAACTGAAGACGAAGGTCGAGACGGCTCAGTTTGGAAAGGTAAAGCCGAGTACTGTTGCTCGTCCTGTGATGGGAATGAACGAGCGAGATCTTCTTGCTGTGCTGACCGACCTGTCACTGTATCTTGCGGTTGGACAGTTCAGATGATAGTCGCCGACCAGACCCTCTTTCCTTACAACGCCGTCAATCTTCTGGCTAGCAGGTTTCAGACGATCGATCCTGAACTGTTTGTCTGCAAGCGTCCGTTGCGTGAGTCAGATCCAATTCAAGCTATTGCCGTCTTCGCCGAGCAGTGGGTTCCAGACACAGAGTCGCTAGAAATGCGTGGGGCTCTTGGGGCACAGGAACCGACACTCTCGACGTACTATATCTCCATACAGTGCTTCATCAAGGACATGGACGAGGAGCGGGGAGCTGCGATACACGCGACCCTCTCCAAGCGCGTGCGTGCCATGCTGTACCGCGATGATGTCATTCGTATAGGATTACACCTGCTGACCGCGACTGTGGAGGGCAGCACCGAAACCACCAAAGGTTACGGTATTCGTACCCAAAGGTACTTGAGTAATGAGCTGCAAGGTTCATGGCTCTACTTGTCACAAATCGAGTCCTGGCTGGAAACGGAGATCAACTGAGATGCCTACCACCGATGAAGAGCTCGCCAAGAAGGCTGAGCACGTCCAGAGGCTGCGGGAGCAGGTCGCGGCGGCACAGGCTCAGCGAGTTTCTCGCGAGGCCGAGGTCAGCAATGACATTGCAGCGGCACAGCTTGACGCCGAGGAGGTGCGCCTCCAGGCGCAGCTCGACGCGGCCAAGCACGAGAGCAAGGTGGCGTCCGTGAAGAGCGGTGCCGCCATCGTTCTCGACACGATCAAGGGTGACAAGGCGAATGCAGAAGCGTTCGCCAAGGCCCAGGAGGCTGCCCTCGCGGCGTCCTCTGCCGAGAAGGTCAAGGACGAAGAGTCCGAGACCCCTGACGACACGAAGGAGGTCTGACGGCTATGGGTTACTCATCCCAGTCTGGTCAGGTTCTTTTCAAGACCCAGACGGCGCAGGGTGTCTATGACCCCGCCACAGGTACTACTGGCGTCGCAATGAAGCTGAGGGGCGGCTCCCTCGCAGCGAACCGCGACCTCCTCATCCCAGACCCCGAGATCGGTGGCGGTCGAGATGTCGTCGATGCCTACCTCGGTGCAGTCAGCTGGAGTGGTGACTACGAGTTCTACGCCCGAATGGATGGGCTTGCGACCCTGCTGAAGGCTTGCCTCGGGTCGTCTACTCTCCTCACGACCACCGGCGTCACGACTCACACGATCACTCCTTCGGACGCCGCCCAGCTGCCCTTCCTCTCGATTGAGGAATCGATCAGCAACGGCCTGGAGACGTACAACTACACTGACGGTGTCGTCAACACGCTTCACCTCGAAGCGGAGGCCAACGGTTACCTCCAGGGGACTGCGGGTATCATCGCGGCCAAGCAGATCGCTGGTGCTGTTCGTACCGCGGCGCCGGTCTGGGACGAAACTCCCATGATCGTCGGCACCAACATCACCGTGACTTACAACGCGGTGACCCTGCCTGCCAAGTCGTTCAGCCTCGACATCAACAACAACTACGAGGACGATGACTTCCGGCTCGGGTCGTTCTTCGTCGGTGACCTCACTCCCAAGCGTCGTGAGATCACGGCCTCCTTCGGAATCCGTGAGTCGTCCAGCGCCCTGTGGCGTCAGGCGACCTACGGCCTTCCGGCTGCTACGGCTGTCGGTGGTCTGACGACCAAGAACCAGCTGGTGATCACCTGCAAGACCTACGAGACGATTCCGGCGGGCACCCCCCTCACGGAGTACACGCTCACGATCACCATTCCGAAGTTCATCCTCACGCCGTACTCGCTGGACGCCAGCGGTGACGACATCATCGAGTCGGACATCGAGGGTCAGGCGGTGCGCCCGCTGGCTGCAACGCCGATCACGACCTGCACGATCAAGACGAACAAGACCACCATCGCGTGATCTTCACCTAGCGGCGGTGCCCCACTGCACTCCCCTGCGGTGGGGCACCGCTTTGCAGTACCCATAAAGTAACAGCCACCTAGACTACAAAGGAGAGTCAGAGGCTATGGAAAGCACCACTGTCACTGAACCACGAGACACCCCCACCGACTTCTCGGAGATTCCGCAGCAAGTCCAGCACGACTACTTCGGCTTCACTCACACGGAGAAGTTCTACTTCCCCGACGGCATCACCTACTTCGAGATTCAGAAGATGAACGAAGGCCAGAAGTCGAAGTTCCAGAAGAGCACCCAGCGTGACCTGACCCTCGAGAAGGGTAGCGGCAACGCCAAGTTCAGCATGGACCCGGCGAGAGAGCGTCACGAGCTCATCAAGTCTTCCGTCATCTCGTGGAACCTGACTCGCGGCGGTCAGCCCATCCCCTTCGACGCTCGCGGTCGAGCCATTCAGGACTTCCTCGACCTTGGCGACCCGCAGATCGTGGAGGACATCGAGCTCTTCATTCGCAAGCTGAACCCCTGGCTCCTCAATGACCTCACCGTCGAGGAGATCGACAAGCAGATCCAAGAGCTGCAGGAGCTGCGTGTGACCGTGGAGGAGAAGGAGCGGGGGGAATCCTCCTAGCCCAGCAGGCTCGGGACTTTGTTCGAGGCAAGCCTGTCTCTGGAGCGGTGTCGATCATCCGAATGTTCTCGCTGTGTGAGCACATGAAGTGGGCGCACCTTCCAGCGGCAGGCGGCCTCTACGATCAGAACCCCGAACTGTTGGAAGGCTTCCAGCTCATCTTTTCCGAACGCACCGAGTTCGAAGTAGAGGAGCGAAAGAAGCAGGATCGCGAGTCGGGTAGACAGAAGGCGACTCAACGATCTCGCGCATCCCGACCGCGGAGGTAGTCGAACCGGCGTGATGCTGGACCCGGTCACGCCGGTTCTGCTATGCTCTGACGCCAGTAGGGTACTTGAGGCCCAATTAGGACTAGCAAGTCTGAAAAGGGGTGCCCGCCATTAACGCCTTTATGAACATTCGCGTTTCTGTGTATTCGGCACGGGCTCAGAAAGAGATCGCCGTTCTTCAGGCGAAGGTCAAGAGCCTAGAAGCGCAACTCGCAAGGGCTAATGGGGCAGCGGCTGGTTTGGGTACTCGGGGCATCCCCGGTATCACCAAGTGGGGCAACCAGCTACAGTGGGCTGGCCGGCAGCTTCAGTACAACTTCACGCTGCCAATTCTTCTAGCAGGAGCCGCGGCTACCAAGTTCGCTCTCGATAATGAGAAGGCGATGGTCCGCGTCGTCAAGGTCTATGGCGACGGCTCTGAAGCGATGAACCAGCTTTCAAAGACTGAGATTCCCGCTCTGGAAAAGGCGTTCGTTGCACTGTCCAACCGCTTCGCTATTGCACAGTCAGACGCTATCAACATTGCAGCAGACTGGGCTGCCGCTGGCGCCTCGGGGGTTGCGCTAGCCCGGTCGGTTAAGCTGACCATGGAGACGATGGTCCTCGGTGAGCTGGAGGCCAAGGAAGCCACCGAAGCCCTCATTGCAATTCAGGCACAGTATAACTTCAACACCAAGGAACTCATCGAGACGATCGATGTTCTGAACATGGTGGAGAACCAGACCGGTATTTCCATGGCTGGTTTGATTCAGGGCATGGCACGCTCCGCTGGTGTTGCGCGTGAGATGGGTGTCGATGTTCAGCACCTCGCCGCGATGATGGCTGCGCTTGTTCCCGCAACGGGTAGCGCAGCCGCCGCTGGTAACGGCCTCAAGACGATCCTGTCACGCCTCATGTCGCCTACGAATGAGGCGAACGAGGTTATGATGAAGATGGGGATTAACACCAAGGATCTCGCCTGGCAGAGTCTCAACGCTACCCAGCGTCTCGAGAAGATGGCGTCGGTCTACGTCACTCTGCATGACGCACAGAAGATCGTTGTTGCTAGCACTGCTGCTAGTCGCTGGCAGATTAACCGCTTCGGGCAGTTGATGACAGACATTAACAACCCGCTCGGTTACTATCACCGTTCGCTGCAGGCTACTGCTGACACGAGTAAGAACTTCGCACAGAGGCAGAAGGAGCTCAATACCGTTCTGGAGTCGAGCCCTCAGCGGCTCAAGCAGATCTGGGTGATGCTGCAGAACACGATGGCGAACGTCATTCAGCCGGCTATCCCAATGATCCTCATTCTGGCAGACGCTCTTGCCAAGGCCTTCAAGTGGTTCAGTAACCTTGATCCCGTCATCCAGAAGCTTGGCCTTGCGTTCCTAGTTCTCCTTGCGGCCATCGGTCCTGTCGTTCGATACATGGGCTCGGTTGGAGTCCTGCTTGGTGTCCTGCAAGAGGCGTTCCGGTTTGCCGCTCGTCAGGTTCTTCACTTTGGCGAAGCGCTGCTGTCGCTCATCAAGGGACCGTTTAAGCTGTTCGGCAGGGCTGCGATGGGGCTCGGTGGCCTGTTCATGAAGCTTGGTAGCATTATTGCCAGCGCATGGGGAAGCATTGTAGGAGCAGTGTCCACAGCCGGCACTGCGATCGTCGCAGGTTTCGCAACCTTCATGGGCGGGCTGAGAGTTGTCGGACTATTCTTCCTCGACATCGCGGCGGTGATGAAGACCTCACTTACCCTGATGGCAACCAATGTCGTGGCGATCTGGGCGGGTACTTGGAGAGCAATTGCTGTCTTGTTCCTCAATGGGACTAAGTTGCTCATGGCGATTCAGATGATCTTCACTCAGAACTTCGTCAAGATGTTCGCCGTTCTTGGGACGAACATCTTGGGGCTCTGGAGAGTCATCGTCCTTGGTCTGATACTGAACTGGGGCAGGTTCGTCGCAGCCATCCCAGCCATGCTGGCGGCAGTGCCTGCCGTACTTATGACGATCCTGGGCGGGATAGGAACCGCCATTGCAGCAGTCTTCACGAGTTGGGTAGGGCTGGCGGTCCTTGCCGTTACTGCACTGTTCGGTGTGATCTACTCCTTCCGCGAAGAGATTGCCGAAGCCTTCAAGTCGATTCCAAGGTACTTTGCGAGAAACGCTCAGAGCCTAAAGATCATCTGGCTCGGCATTACAGACTTCTTCGGTGCCGCCATAACCTTCATTCAGAAGATGTTCTGGAAGCTGCCGCAAGGTATTCAGGACGCACTGCTTTCTGTTCTGCGAATTGTGCAAACAATCGTGATGAAGATTTACGAATGGCTTACATATCTTAACCCCTTTGCAAAGCACAGCCCCTCGCTGGTCGAGCAGGTCACGAAGGGTATGGCGGTTATCAAGGCCCAGTACGCTTCCGTGGGCAACGTGGGCGGAATCTTTAAGAAGGCCGCCCGTGACATCGAAGCATACAAGAGCGCCATTGGCACCATGGGAGCGGGTCCGTTCAGTAACGAACGAGAGGACGTTGCTACCTACTTCAAGAGCGCCCTCCCCCTCTTCGATGCACTGATCAGCGACCTCAAGGTTCTAAACGGAATACTTGCACAGCAAGAAAAGGCTGTCAACGCACAGCAGGCTGTCGTGGATGCTTGGGAGGCTGCGCTAGACCAGGCGAACATGGCGCTTGATGAGGAGGAGAGGAAGCTCGATAGTCTAGAGGAGAAGCTCAACTCCCTCACCGACGCCTACACCGCTCATCAGAACGCGCTGGAGGCTTATGCGGACGCGCCGCTTCAAGGCATGGGCGCGATGGAAGATGCTATCTTTGCTAACCAGCAGGCGCAGAACCAGTTGCGTCTTGAGATGCTCAAGTGGGAGCAGGTCAACGGTAGCATCGAAGATGTCAAGAGTAACATGTCAGCCCTTGCCGGAAGCATGGAGGTGTTGCGTGGAGAGGCTGCAAGTCTCCGCGCCTCCGGTGCAGGTTCTGACATTCTCGGTCCCATTCAGGATGAGATCGCCGCCATGCAGACTGCCTATGATGCTATGGGCACGTCCATGAACAACAGTCCTGTTTCTGAAATGCAGGCAGAGCTCGCCCGCCTCGGCAAGGAGGGGGAGATCCTTGATCTTGAAAAGTCCCTGAAGTTCGATGGGATGATTCGAGAGATCGACAAGCTGGCTAACGCCACAACGGAACTCAGTTTCGAGCAGATCGTCGCAGGCATCAACGCCGAGAAGACGGCGATGGCAGCACTCGAGCCTCAGATCGCCTCCGCTACGGCAGCCGTCAACGCTCAGAAGGCGGCGGTCGATAGCGTCAAGGCTGCACGCGACAGTCTCCAGAGTGCATACGACGCAGAGAAGGCTAAGCTCGATGTGCTCAAGAACAGCTACGAGCAGACGGCCAACGCTATTCGGGACGTTGAGTCTGCACTCAATGACATGGGTTCCGCCGCCACAACTGCGGGCAGTAGGGCCTCGGCCACAGCCGCCAGCGGTTACCAGAGTCCTGGCGCAGAGAACTTCGACAACGCAGCGGGTGGCAACTTCCCCGACGTGTCTGGCACCGGCGCGCAGATCGGTCGTGAGGGGGACTTCACTGATCAGAGTGACCTGATCGACCAGTTCACCAAGGACACCATTGCCGAGATGGAAAGAACTCTTGGCGGCATCGATATGTTCGGTGGCATCAAGAAGAAGTGGGAAGAGTTCAAGAACTGGTGGACCATCAATGTCGAGCGCAACTTCATTCGCATCACCGAAGGTCTCAAGACGCTCTGGGAAGACTTTAGTAGTAGTTTTGGCGACAGCGGAATAGGCAGTACTGCTCAAGAGGTTTGGGGTAAGATAACCTCCGGTGCTCAGACGGCATGGGACGCGGTCAAGAGAATCTACGACCTCTTCGAGGATGACCTCAAGAAGGTCTGGAAGGAGATCGTCGAGGCGGGCAAGAAGATCTGGGAGGAGATCGGTCCCGAGTTGGAGAAGTTTAAGGAGCTTCTTCCGGGACTGACTATTCTATGGGACGCCCTGTGGAAGGGACTCAAGATCGCCGCAGGCATCGTCGGAGCCCTCCTCATTGGTGCATTCAAGATTCTTAGTAGCATTCTTGCTCACACGCTTGGGCCAGCGATTGATATTATCATCGGCGTCTTCAAGGCTCTTGTAAAGATCGTGCGAGGCGTTATCGAGCTTATCGTTGGCGTCTTTACCGGTGACCTTCAAATGGCGGTCAACGGTGTCAAGGATATCTTTGGTGGTCTCATTGGTGGCATTGTTGATGTCATCAAGGGCGGGTGGAACCTGATCTGGGGAGCCGTTGAGGGACTTGTAAATGGCGTAATTGATTGGGTTGTATGGCTTGCAGATGAGCTTGTCGGTCACTCGATCATTCCAGACATGATTATGGATATCGTGGACTGGTTTGCAAACCTTCCACAGTGGGTGTTGGACGCGATTAAGAATCTCGCAGTCTACATCAAGGACGTTGTCGTTGAGGCGTGGGATAACTTCAAGAAGGCTTCCACCGATAAGTGGAATGACATTGCAACCTGGCTCAAGGCTAGAGGGCAGGCTGCCTACGACAAGCTCATTTCTGTCAAGGACAAGCTGCAGACCGCCGCAAAAGAATCATGGCAAGCCTTCAAGGACAAGTCGGTCTCGATGTGGGACACCTTCATCACCTACCTCAAGGCTCGACCCCAGCAGGCTTACGACAACTTTATTGCTGTCAAGGACAAGCTCATTGCCGTTGCTAAGGCTGCCTTCGAAGCGTTCCAGACCAAGGCTAAGGACATCGTTGACGGTAAGAACGGCTTGATGACTTGGATTGGTAACATTCCCGGTCGCATCGCAGGACTCCTCGGAGCGGTCGGTACGAAGGTCGCTGACTCCGTGAAGGCTTCATGGAACGCTGCAGCCAAGTGGATCAACGACAACGGCATCGGAGCAATCAACAAGGTTACCACTAAGTTCGGATTCACCCTTGGAGACCTTCCACGGTTCGCAGGCGGTGGCGTTATTCCCGGCAAGGTTTCGGCGCGAGACAACACGATCATTGCAGCCCGTACCGGTGAAGGTGTTATCGTGCCCGAGTTGGTTCGTAAGCTCGGTGGTGCTAGAGGTCTCGCTCAACTGAACAACGCCGCTCGCTCCGGTAACAGTGGAGCGCTAGCCAGCCTTGGTGTCGAGCGGTTCGCAGACGGTGGGATTATCGGCAAGGTCACTGGTTGGCTGACCAAGGGAGCCGGAAACGCTCTCGGTAACATCATCGGCGCGATGAAGCAGCCTGTTCGCGAGATCATGCCCGGCAAGCCCTTCATGGAGGATTGGGCTGTTGGAGCACTGCAGGGCTGGCAGGACAAGGCGAAGGCTTGGGGTGACAAGCAGGAGTCGATGGGCAATGGAGTCCTGCCGGGCACTGGCTACCAGTGGCAGACGAAGGTTCTCAAGGAGCGGTTCCCGTGGGCACAGATCACGAGTGACTTCCGCCCCGGCTCGATGACTGCCAGTGGCTACACCTCAATGCACGCCTTGGGTCGAGCGATCGACGTTACTCCGAGTACCGCCATCTTCGACTGGATTTATAACACCTACGGCAAGAACACTAAGGAGCTGTTCTACGGTCCTAGGAATGGTAAGAACATTCGTCGCGGTAAGGACGTTACCATCGGCGGAGCACTGCTTGCAGATCACTACGATCACGTCCATTGGGGTTACGACAAGGGCGGAATCCTCCCTCCCGGAATGACGATGGCTCAAAACGGTACAGGAAGAAACGAGATAACCCTCACCGGAGCACAATGGGATACCTTCTCGTCGGTGGTCGCGCTCCTAGATAGCATGACCCTAAAGAGCGCCATGGGGGCTACCCCAGGGTCCGCAGCGGTGGCTCGCGTCGGTGCTACCCTAGCCACGGTGCAGGGTAGGCTCCGTGCAGCCGAGACTCGTGGCAACACATTGACCCAGGGTTCTGGCGGAACGACAGTTTACAACTTCTACGGAGACCTCGAGTTCCCGAATGTGAGGAATGGTTCCGACGCCGAGGACTTCCTCACGAACCTGAAGGGATTGGGAGGCTGAGATGGCTACTACTTATGGTACGATTGAGGGTAGGCTATCTGTAGGCATTGACGTTACGATGTCTCCGACCACTGTTACCAGCTCTACCGCCTCAGTCACGCTGACGTGGAAGGTCTATGCGAGGTCGGATTCCTACGGCTTCAACGACCCGCAGACGATGACGATGAGTAACGCACTCAGCGCCACCAAGAACTACACGATGGTATCTGACAGTGGTGCAGATGTCATTTTGCTCGTCGGTACCTGGACTCAGACCGTCAATACCTCCTACACTGCTACAACCACAAAGACGTTGGTGGCTGCGGCGAGTGGCCTCTTCAACGGTGGCACGCCTTCACACTCGCGGGCGATCATCGTTCCCAAGCGTCCGCCATCAGTTCCATCTGTTCCCACTGCGGCTACGGTCTCCCTGACATCGGCCAGCACTTCCCTCGTTGACTGGAACAGGGCATCCAACGCCGATGCAGCTGCAACCATCTGGACGAACGTTATCGTCCAGAGGTCTACGAACGGTGGCGCCTATTCTACTGTAGCGACACTTGCCGGCTCTGCTTCAAGCTGGGCTGATAGCGGCCTAGCAGTCAATACCACTTACGCCTATCGGGTGTACGCGAGCAACGCCAGTGGCAGCTCAGCAACTGTGGACGCGGGCGCAGTCCAGACCGCCCTTGTTGTACCGACTGTCATTACCCCTGCTGCTGCTGCGACAGTCACTATCCCGAACCCCGTACTCGGCGGCACGATGGCTGCGATTGCCGGTGGCGTACTCCAGAAGATGGAGTGGGAACTTGCTACCAACAGTGGGTTTACTGCTGGCAACAAGTACGTCGTCGAAAGTGATGGAGACCTCAAGGCTTCCGGTGCGACTACTGAATCTCCGTCTATCACCGCCCTCGCCCTTACGAACGGTACTTGGTATATCCGAGGTCGCGTCAGGACTGCAACGGGTGGCATCGGTCCCTACAGTGCTGGGCAGTCCTTTACCGTCAACGTCCCCGCACTGACGGCACCGACGACCGTAACCCCTGCAGCTGCGAGTACGGTTACGCTCACTCGTCCTCTCCTTGGTGCGACGATCGTTGCAGATGCAGCAGGTCGCCTCCAGAAGGCGGAATGGCAGCTCGCTACCAACTCGGGCTTCACTGCGAACGTCCTCAACGTCATTGAGCCTGACGCAGACCTCAGGGCATCTGGAGCAACCAGTGAGTACGTCACCGCTCCTCAGGGTGTCTCTTCTGTCCTTGCTACTACTTGGTATGTTCGAGCACGCAGTGTTGGTAACGATGGATCAGTCTCGGCATGGACTACGGGACAGTCGTTCACGGTTACGACCGTTGCACCTCCGGCTCCTACGAACCCGACTCCTGCAACTGGTGGTCCGACGGTTGTTTCCAATACTCCGACACTCGGCGTTACCATTGCAGCCGCCTCTGAGGGTCGGCTTTCCAAGGCTCAGTGGGACCTCGCCACCAATACAGGCTTCACAACAAACCTTCGAACCATAACAGAGTCCGACGCTGATCTTACTACTGCAGGAGCTACAACAGAGCCGGTTCCTTTTGCCAGTAAGATCAGTCAAGGCACTTGGTACATGCGTGCTCGTCAGATTGATGAGTACGGACAGGCTGGCGCTTACACAGCCACTCAGACACTGATCGTTTCCCACCCGCCTGCTGGTGTTCCTCAGTCGCCGATCAGCGACCTGATGTACCAGTATACGAGTCCTCAGCCTTTCACCTGGCTCTTCACCGACTCGTCGCCGCTTGATGTTCAGACTGCCTACCAGATCATCGTTGAGAACAACTCCTCAGGTGCGGTAGTTCTAGATACTGGCAAGGTCGTTAGTGCGACCAAGAGCGGCAGTCACGTCATCCCGGTTGGGTCAAAGGACGTTAAGCTCCGCTGGAAGATCCGTCTGTGGGACACCGACGATGTGGTCGGGACATACTCTTCCTATGGGCTGTTTACCCTCAGCGACCCGCCTGTCGTCACCATCACTTCCCCGACAGCCGGCGCTCAGCTCGCAACCGGGCAGCCTACCTTCACTTGGACGAATGACGGCTCGACCACACAGATCTCCAGACGGATCGTCGTTAAGCGTACTTCAGATGATGTCGTCGTCCATGACAGCGGCACGACCAGCACTGCGCTGCTTTCCTACGTTACTCCCGTTGTCATCCTTGAGAACACTGTTGCCTACTCAGTTTCCATCACGGTCACTGACCAGAACGGCATGTCGTCCACGACGACTCACAACTTCACTACCGTCTACCAGGCGCCTGAAGTTGTCCACTTCGTTCTTGACGAAAGCATGTACGACACTCGGGGGTATGTGAATGTTGACTGGAGCGAGACGGCTCCAGATGCATTCTTCGTTGACTGGAGACTGTACCGTCGTCCGGTCGAGTCAATTGATTGGGAGCTTCTTCAGATCATCACCGACCCTGCCGTGAGTTACTGGCGGGACTGGACTGCATCTGCAAACATCATCTACGAATACGGCGTGACTCAGAGAGCGGGTAGGTTCGGTCTTGTTCTCGAAAGCCCGACGGCCAGCACCCAGAGCGTCGTTGTCGAAGGTGAGCACTACTGGCTGATGAATCCCTTTGACGAGTCTGACAACATTCGACTCTCGCACGTCACTGGAGATAGTTTCAGTGACGAGTATGAAGAGGACGCGATGGTTGTTATCGGTCGAGGCCGGAAGGTCAATTACGGTACTCGTATTGGCTACTCAGGATCACTGACTGTTCAGTTGCGTGATGACGACTTCGGAACAGCTCGATCAAAGCGTGCTCACCTTCAGCTGCTGAAGGATGCTAGGACTTCCTACTACATGAGAACCCCGTTCGGAGACAGGTTCGAGGTCTCGCTCGGGAACTTGTCCTTCACTCGCGTAGCCGGTGTTGGAACTGCCGAGTTCCTTGACGTAACCATTCCATACTCGGAGGTGTACTAATGGGAGCTCCCCCTGCCCTTGCAGAGGCGGCAATCATTGGAGCGACCTCTGACCTTGTTCGCCGCATAGAGATCTACGAAGCTGATGGTGTTACTCACTGGAAGAATGGTGACAATGACAACAGGCTCATCGACGGCTCTGTCAACATTGACTATGGCCGGGACGAGCGTAGGTCTTTTGATCTCCTCTTGGATAACACTGACTTCGAACTAGAGCACGAGCCTGACGGTCTATGGTACGACAAGATCTTCAAGATCTTTCACGGGGTGAGGTACGTTGACGACACGCCCAAGGTTACCTACAGTGTTCGGACGAATCTCTGTCTGAACCCTTCGTTCGAAGTCAACACGACAAGCTGGGGAAACAGTAGCGCAGGTAGAACTGCTTGTACCATCGCTCGTGATATCACCTTTTGGAGCAGGGGCATTGCTTCATTGAAGATCACTTGGCCGACTGCAGCCAGTAGCGCTTCGCAGTATGCCGCAGTGGGGCTCAAGGTTGGCAAGACATATACCCTGAGTTGCAATATGTATGTGCCGGCTGGGTCGCCAGATGTTTTTTGGGGAGAGCTTTTCTCGGGCAACGTCATTATGTCAACCAAGGCTGTATGGACTAGGACGGCCTACACCTTCATTGCAACTGGCACTACTCACTACTTTGGTCCAGCGGTCTCGAATCCAACCACTGGTCAACTGTGCTGGATTGATGAGGTCATGCTCGAAGAGGCCGACAGGTACCTCGGTTACTTCGACGGTTCTAGTGAAGACTTTGCTAACCGCGATTACGCATGGGCGGGAACAGCTAGCAACTCTGCGAGCACTGAAACGATCACCGTCCTCACCCCCAACTTCGTTGAGACTATCTGGGAAACACAGGTTGGGGAGTGTATGATCGACCAGATCAGTGAGGATCACTTCCCCTTCACGGTCAAGGTCTCGGGTCGTGACTATACGAAGAAGTGCTTGCTCTCGAAGTTCACTACCGCTACCTCGCTCGCCAATGGAACGCCCATCGAGACCGCTATCCAAGCGCTGGCAGCCAACGCAGGTATCACCAAGTTCCTACTGCCATTGACTGGACATAACCTCGGGAAGGATTACTCCTACGAGCGTGGCGTCTCCCGTTGGGAGGCGATGAAGGATATCGCTACGGCCTTCGGGTATGAGATCTTCTTCGACGCACAGGGCTTCCTCGTGATGCGCGAGTATCACGATCCGACCACCTCTCCAACTGCCTACACGCTGGCTACTGGACCGATCGTAGGTAACCTTGTCACCTACGGGAAGACAGTTAACGACAATAGAATCTACAACAAGATTGTCGTTACTGGAGAATCCTCGGACGCTGAGATCATTCCAGTGTCAGCGACAGCTTCAAACACGCTGCTCGAATCACCTACGAGCATTGCAAAGCTCGGTGAGCGTGTCTATCAGTATACCAGTGCATTCATCACTACTACAGTTCAGGCGCAGGACGTTGCAAACAAGTTTCTGCAGCTTCACGCGCTGGAGGAGTTCGACTTGAACTTCAGTTCTATCGCCCTGTCATGGCTGGAGGTTGGAGAGATCATTGAGTTCCTCGATCCCCGGCCAAGCGAGGGTCAGCCGACGCGGTTCTTGTTGTCTGCGCTGAACCTCTCATTGGGGCTCGGTCCCATGAGTGGTAACGCAAAGAGAGTATCGGTGGTGAGCTGATGGGAATGGAAGACTATCGCTTTGCGCTGGAGTTCAAGGAGACCCTTGCAAGGCTGGTGAAGGAAGAGGTTGAGCGGACTCGGCCTCGCTACCGGATGGCTACCGTCGTCTCCTTTGACAGGGTTACGCGGAAGTGCGTCGTCAACTTTCCGGGGGATATCTCAAACGAAGTCGTCAACATGGGCTCGATCCAGCCAAACACTGCTGGTCAGGTTGTTCGCGTTGCCGGTCTGAGTGGAGACAGGTATATTGATGACGTGCTTGGACCGGCGGCTCCTCCACAGTGGTATCCACCTCTAAACCTAATCGACCCTGGGGCGGAAGCAAGCTATACGATTCAGAACGCCAGTGCTGACTTATCGCTGTATTCTAACCAGTATCGAATCGCCTCATCTACCATCGGCTCGGGTGGTAGCGTAGCTGCTCAGTTTAGCACAACTCTGCCGCATTCTGGTTCTAAGCATTTGCGCTTCGGGGTGTCAGGCACTGGAGCGCCGGGCAACTCGATCACTGTATTGAGTCCGAACTTCGCCGTTGAGCCGGGAAAGACTTATGCCTGTACGGTTTGGGTAGCCAAAGAGAACGCTACTGTGAGTAGGGTCTATGTGCGAGTGGCTGGAGGTAGCACCGACGCACTGGCGGAGTACCCCGCCACCAACATTGGGCTGTCACTACCCAGTATCGGAACCTACGAGAACCGCGATCAAGCGGCGATTAATACCTACTATCCAGTCACTCTACTGGTGACCATCCCGGCAGGTATCTATCGAGCCTCGTTCCGGGTCTGGAATTACCTGCCTACCGCTGTCATGGCAAACTACTGTGACGACTTCAGCGTGGTCGAGGTTGACAATGGCCCATTGTCTGATACCGGGAACCTCCTTCTCACTCACGTCGCCACCAACTTCGTTGAGTACGGGGTCGGATCGGGACCGAAGATCAGAAGAGTTGGCAAATCGGTCTACTTCGCTGGAGCTGTATCTGCGCTGACCGGTTCCGTTACCTCGGTCGATGGTGCGTCTGACCTGTCAACGAACAAGCTTTGTGACATTCCTGTAGGTTTTCGGCCTGGTTCGATATACCAAGGCCTCGATCCAGTGTGGGTAATGCAGGGTAGTCAAGAAGACAGATGGGTACTGCGTGTGCATGCTGACGGTCACGTCATCTGCCAGCGGTACGGTCCCGGTACGCCCTCGACTTCTTCATGGCTGCCGTTCATGGCATCATGGGTCACAGATTAGCGCCCATGCTTGACATACTCAATTCCAACCTGTAAGATAACACAACCCTACACGGACACTTGGAGGTCCAGCGTATGACCAAGTACGAGAACCCAGGCATTAACGATGCCGAAGAGAAGGGCGATCCTGACCAGCCGGACATCGGCGACGAGATCGATCTGGACGGGGACGGTATCCCTGACGAGCTTGAGGTCGAAGACCTCGATGACCTCGTTGCATCGGTTGACCCCGACAGCGACGAGACGCCCGAAGACGACGAGGTTGACGAGGAGGGTGAGAACTGATGGCGGTCCTTACCAGAGCTCAGGCCACGACGATTCTCCGCAACCTCGGCTGGCGAGTCCGCACCACGAGTGAGTACACTCTGTGCGTGAGGAACTTCCAGGCGGGCTGGAACCTCGGCACGGCACTGTCCGTCGATGGCAAGGCTGGCGCGAAGACCAGCGCCGCCCTGCTTCTCAGCGAGTCCCGGCGCAAGGCCGGCAAGCCCACCGCGTCAGCACACTTCTCCTTCTTGGAGGTTCGCTGTCGGTGTGGTGGCAAGTACAACAGCTGCCAGCGCATCTTCTTCAAGCGCAGCGCCTTCCAGATGCTGGAAGGCTACCGGACGAAGAGCGGCAAACCGCTCACTGTTGTTTCGGGGTGCCGGTGCCCCAGCCACAATGCAGCGGTCGGAGGCACGAGCACATCGCGCCACCCGAAGGGACTCGCCTGTGATGTCCCGGCACGCTACTCAGCGGCGACGGTCAAGAGCTGGCACGTCGCAACACAGATCGGCTACAGCCCCAGCCTGAAGAAGGTCTGCCACATCGACATGGGGCCGGGCTACACTCGTCTCAACCCCCGCATCTTCCCCGACGGTAGGTGACAGGCGTGTTCCTCGAAGGCGTCATTGTGACCGAGACTGTCGCATCCGACACTCTGGACATTCGGACTGTCGCAACGTTGGCCGCAGTGCTCCTTCCCCTGCTCGTCAACCTCGTCACGAAGCAGACCGCCAGTGACGGCCTCAAGTCGATCATCAACCTCGTCGGGTCAGCACTCATCACAGTGCTGTCACTCTGGATCAATCCTGACGGCCAAGATGTTACGGGTTGGCTAGCACTCAACACGTTCGTCTTTGCGATCCTGACTTCCGTTGTCGCCTACAAGGGCGTCTGGAAGCCGACCGGAGTTTCAGGTGCAATTGCCGCCAGTACTCCGAACCTTGGAATTGGAAGCCCTCCGGTACTAGAGACCTCAGACAAGGGGCAAGAAGATATGGGACAAGTAGACAACGATCCTCGGGAGTAAATCCCGTGAGGGGGTTACGCAATGAGGCGGCTCTTGGAGCGCCCCACCGGAGAGATCCTGGTACTGATAATTGCCGGGACCATCTGCGGTGGGGTCTGTGTGGGTGGACTTGGAATCATCATCTTCATGTTCCTTAACCCGAACGCTGAAACACTAGCCGCTACTCGACTGATTGCAGGTATCATGAATACCTTGATCGGTCTCCTAGCAGGTTTCCTCGCAGGGGCCACTCAGGCCGCTAACTCTCAACCTAAGAAGCCCGACGATGTTTCGAAGACTGAGTAGCAATCCAGTCCTTGGATTTGGAGTTGCCGTCTTGCTGGTAGGTATCTCGCTGTTGCTGTCGGTCTACCTAGCGTTTACCGATCTTCCATAGTCAGTTCCCGTCATCGATCGGGTTCTTGGACTCGACCTTCACAGACGGCTCCCCCTTGCGAATCCAGACCAGCCCCTTGAGCTGAACCTTCTGCTGGTCGGTCAACTCCGTGCCCTTGATGAGCTTGTCCACGTTGCCGACGGTGAATGACTTGCCACCGTACTTCTCGAACAACTGTGGCCCAATGACCTGCTCGACCCTCTCCGCGTCCACGTTACGCCGACCGGAGACTGTGATGCTCATTCGGTTCATCGTGGACTCGTATTCGAAGGCATCCTCGGCCTTGGCCTGCGCGAGGATCATTGCATCGAGATCCTTCATCGTAGAGTTGATACCGGCTAGTTGCCATTCCAGAGCGGCCCGTAGGTCGATAGCGTCCTGCGGGCTGGCGAAAGCCATGAGCCCCCCGACTGCAATGTTCTTCTGCAGGGCGGTGCAGTTGAACTTGCGGATACAGAAACGGCACTCCGCGTTCAAGGTCTCGGGAGTGTCCTCCTCCGAGGTGCCGATGATCCGCTCCGCGGTCTCCTGCATGAAGCGCCACATGCCGATGTTCTCTTCTCGAGAGAACACAATCCCCTTTGGTCCGTCGTGTCTGAGCATGTCGAACTCGACCCAGATCTTCTTGGCCTCGGGATACTGAATCTGTGCCGCTACCCCATAGGCACGCGCCTGAATCTTCTTCTTCAGGTCCAGCGGGTTGATGTCCCAGCGATTGCTCTTGTAGTCAACGACTCGGATGGTGTCAGCATCGATCCGGTCGAAGCGGTCCCAGATGTAGTTGAAGGGGATTGGACCAGCGCTGGTCGTGATATCGAACGAGGTCTTAACCTCACAGGTCAAGACCTCGAATGTGGTGAAGTCGGTGCGAGCGTGCCAGCGCTGAAGCATGTCAACGCCGTCTTTGTACTCCTCGGTCTCCACGTCTGAAGAACCAAAAGTCGAGGTGTAGGTCATCTTGAAGAACAGGAGGAGCGTGGCGATGGTGGCTGGGAACTCTCCAGCGAGGATGCACTTCGTGACATACAACTCCAAAGCTCCATGGACTGATGTACCGAGAGATGCCGCTGTGTTGGCAGGCCCCCCAGCCTTCTCGAACATTTCTGCTTTCCAGCGTGCCATGCAGAGCTGAGCAACGTTCATCGACGTTGCTGAAAGAGACTTTGGAATCATACTAGCCAGCTTCCTAATATCGGCATTGGTTGTTTCTCGGTTACTGTGAAGTCGTATTCGATCGGCCTATCTCCAAACACCTGACCCTCCCAAGAGTGGACATATCCTTCAAATATGGTCAGACCTTCGCTAAGTACTGTGACGTGATCTCCGGCTACTGCGCAGTCTAGCGACTTGAAGGATATCTGCTTGCCGCCGACTCCTACTGTTCGAGTATAGGTATCGTCGAGAATATTGAGAGGTCTAGAGAGTTCTTCTCGTGGACCGGGGTAGGGAGTGCTGTCAATCCACCAGTTCACTTCTCGCCTCTCTTGCTAAGTTCACCGCCCCATATACCATACTCTGAGTCGGTACGCCTCTTGTAGTCCTTGCATTCTCTGCGTACTGTGCATTGGATACAGACCAATTGAGCAGTGGCAGCCATGTCGGGTCGCCCCTTCTCGGGGAAAAAGATCTCGGGGTCTACTTCTCTACATCTGGCTCGCTCTTGCCACTCTTCGGAGCCGGGCTCTCGGATGAAGTTTGCGACCCACTCTCGCTTGGGCTGGGAGGTGTACTGGCCTTCTCCGCAGATGCAGTCGTCTCCTTTGTTCCCGACCAGTCTACGTCCCTCGTCTTCAGGGTCTCGTAAATCTCGGCGAGCGCAGAGTTCACTGCAGACGAGTCTTTTGGGTCGTCTACCTCCGGTGCCACCTCCTCTTCCGCCTCGGGCCTTGCGCGGAAGTCGAACTCGTCGAAGTCACTGGACTTACCCCACATGATAACGGGGTGCAACTCACGCACTCCGTCGTCCTCCACGCCACCCGCGGCTGGGGCCAGACCTTCTTGTTCAGGCTGGGCACTCACGCTATTCTTCTTTCGTTGGTTGGGACCGAAGCACCATGATAGACACACACCGGCCCATTATGATAGGGCACGCTCGAAATGCGAAACTATCACCCAAGTCCGAAGCCAGCGCCGTCACCCTCCTTGAACTTCTTCATGGCAAGATCGAAGTTAGTTTTGTCGAGTTCGATAGACACTGCACTACGGCGGCACCGTTCGGCTGCACGCACTAAAGAGCCGCTGCCACCGAACGGATCGACCACGAACTGCCCCTCTGATGTTGACGCCTTGATAAACAACTCGAGAAGAGCGGGCGGCTTCTCGTGGGGATGGATGAGCTCACCGGGCCGTACCTGTGGAATCCTGACCACACTGTTGCGGCGGCTCCAATGGGACTGCTTGAGCTGCCTACCCCTCTGGAAGAAGAGTATGAACTCACTGCCCTGTCCCCAAGGGCACTCGGTGTCCCCCATGCCGGGGCCTTCTTTTTCCCAGACGATGATCGCGCTACGCCGGTAACCGAAGGTGCCGAGGTACTCCTTTGTCATCTGCATCCACTCGTCCAGCACCTGCTGGGAAGTGAAGACGTAGAGGTCGGAGTCCGGCTTCGTCTTCGGAATCAGCACGTCCATGACAGCCTTGAACGTAGCAATGGCGATCTCAGGAGACTCGTCGTTGGCGATCTTCCGAGCATACTCCTTGCCGTGAGCGGTCACCGCTTGATTGCTCTGATTGTCAACACCGAAGGGAGGATCGGTGATGATACAGTCCACCCTACCCGGCTTAAAGCGCTGGCACAGTTCGACACTGTCGCCGAGCCAGATGTTGTGATGCAAGTTCACTACATACCTCCCATAGTATTCGGTTGACAGGTGTGCGTCTGTATTTCAGCACAAACAGGGCAGAGCATTTCTACATCACCCATCTCGGCGTGAATGTCAGTCACGACGCCGATGACTGTAATGTCAGCACGATTGATTTCATTAGCCTCGAGCCAGATCGTAACAGATGTGACGTTCTGAATCTCAGTGTTGTTCGCATCCAGAATCAGCGTCGTCGGCCCCATGCCGTCACTGATTATTCTGATTGGTCCTGACTTCATCGGGGAGGCCAATCGTTGTTGAGGGAGAGTGGAGCAAAGAGCTCTACGTCGGTCTTCTGGACGATTTCAAGAACCTCCATAGGCAGGTCCATTCCCACGCCGAGAGGTATGGGTTCCACACTGAACAGCACCTTGCCAAAGACCTCGGGGCCTTGCTCGACGATCACTGATCGTATGTCCCAGGTGTCTCGGTCGTTGTCGAAGAGGACGCCTTGCAGAGCATCTTCAAGTGCCTTCTGCATGTTGGTAGCGTCAGCCTCATGCTTCGTGTGTTTCCGTCCGCTGACTGTGACGTAAGACGCTTGATTACGCCAGAAGTAAAACCGAACAGCTTGCCTTCCGGTGAGCGGCTCCCGATATGCACCCTCCATCTCCTCTCGGATTGCTTCTTGGTATGCGGCAAGCTGTTGGTTCTGCCCCATGATCGGGAACATCTTACCGTTGCGCCTCCCCACGCTCAGTGGACCGACAGCCCACGGCTCAGGATTGATACCAAGGCAGAACCAAGTTCTACCTGCACCGTCCACTACGCTCCGACGAGCCACATTCCCACCCTCACTAGACAGAAGAATACCAGAGCAACCGCCATGGCAACGAATGCACACAGTGCGATGAAGGTGACAATGCCGAGACCCTTCTCTACCCACTCGGGAACTTCGATCGTGGGCTTTGGTCCTCCGAAGTCGTCGGGTGGCGGCTTCCAAGAAGGGTCGTCCTGAATGGGTCCACTCATTATATTACTCCTTGTGCGTTCATACTGACGAGTGTGTAATCGTCGTAGTAGTAGACTGGCCACTTGAGAGTGAGCGCAATCTCCAATTCGGCGCGAGCGCCCTTGCTAGCAGGCCAGCCTCTAAGAAGGATGATACCCTGACACTTCGCAGCCATCACCGCGAAGTCATTGGCGAGGAACTCGAGACCCTCGCCGGTGGCGACCGTACCTTCGGGCAGCTTCAGCTCGTTCGGACTCACAATGGTCAGCCCAGCGTCACGAAGCTCTTGAGCAGCCTTGGTGAAGGCTGGGAAGTTGAACTCGTGATAGCCTTGCATCGGACCCGACAGGTAGAAGGTTCTGCGGGTGTCCATGCTGTTTGAGACAGACCACGGATCTGTAAGTCTCATCAGTAAGCCTTACCGTGCTTGTAGGGACGGGTCTTGTTGAACTCCATCTTGAGATCGACGGCATCCCACAGGTCAGCCTGAAGTGAGATGGCGAGCCGATCTAGGTAAACCAGTGCGGCCACCAGCCACATGACGTTCTGCTCTCCGCGAAGAACAAAGGCGGTAGCCCTCAGAAGGTTCTCGGCGAAGTTGTCTCCAACGGTGTACTTGTTTTGCTTTACACCAAGGCTCAGCTGGCTCTTCATTTCAGACTTAACGTGCGTCCTAATGAGGCCGTGACGAACCGTGTCCCACTCTGAGTACACAGTATCGAGGATGCGAATTGCAGCATCGGCCAACTCGATAATGATACCCTCAGGCTTGCCGAGGTAGTTCCTGTAGAACAGGCTCTTGTTGTCGCGGTGCTCTTCAAGAGCTTCGGCCAGCTCGGAAACGATCAGCATGAGCATCTCGCCCATGTTGCGCTCCTCGTCCCAAAACCCACTCGCCTTCGCGGTGAGGTGAATCTCTTTCGCGAGGTCGTCGATGTGCACTTTGTTCACTTTTCCTCCTCAAGTCCTAGTGGAAGCACGTCCTGCACGGGGGTTCCCCGCCCGCTGGGGGGTTTGTCCCCCCGTATGCCCATACGGGCCGCAGAAGGCCGTGGTGGGCCGCTACCGGGCCGCGCTGGGGCTGGTGTAGGCATCGCAACCGTAGCCGGGTCCGTGATGATGTGACTGGCTATGATTTCCAGTGCATTGAGCATCTGGTACAACTCGGGCCAGATCACCTCGACATGGGCGCGATACTCCTCCCCGCCTTCCTTCCAGACCTGAACTAGGTTGTCGATCGGACTCATTGAGTGAGGCATTAGACTGCTACCACCTTTACTTTTCGGTGGAACTCGTGCATACAGCCACAGCTCACACAGGTCTTTCCGGCCGAATCCTCGTCGTCCTCAAGGAACTCGCAAGTCAAACACCAAGTTCCCGTAGCGAGGACTTCCTCTTCATCCATCATGCTCCTCCTTCTGCTTCGATGCCCTTGCGAGGCATAACCCAGGCTTCATAGCCTGATCCGCCGTCGATGTAAAGTGGGGACTTTGGGTTCTCCTTGTCGTAGCCGATGGTCAGTACGTCGTTGGGAACGTGCTCGATTGCGCCTATGATGTTCTGTGGACCGAACCGCGTCTCGATGCGAGGGTGGTCACAGTACCCCGGCACTTCCATCACGTCAGCGAGAACACCCACCTCTTTGGTATCCATCATCACAGCAATCTCTTCCTTGCCGAGGAAGAGTCGAAGGATCGGGAAGCGCTCGTTGCCGGAGAAGGCATTGGCACGCTGCATGATCTCTAGGATCGAGGCCTTGTGTACCTTGACCGTGTTGGGACGTTCGCGCAAGTCCTCGATGCGAGCGGTATTGGGGTACGGCACTGCGTAGACAGTGGACATGATCTGAACGGTCGGCTCGGGCATGATGAGAAGCAATCCGTCCTTGCTCAGCCCCATCTGAACTTCACCGGTCTGCTTGAGAATCTGCCCCAAGATTCCCGCTGGCACAGTGAACGGCTCTAGGAAGGATGATATCACCAGCGGTGCGGAGGCCAGCTTGTACTGGTCGGTTGACTTGACGTGCGTGCCGGTGAAGTGCACTCCCGACAGGGGAGGATCAGCTGTCTTGGAAGCGGCCCACTCAACCATTGCGATGCGCCCGCCCATGTCATCGCACTCGAACAGGTCGTCGGGGTTAAAGACATCCCAGACCGGGTAGTAGTCGGTGACCATCAGGTTAAACTTCGCCTTGGTCCTGCCCGACGTAAGCTGTACGAACTTGTTACGTCCGTTGCTGACCTCTTCGAGGGTCACAGTCCTCTCGCTGCCGATAGGTAGGCCGGCGAGGACCGTGGCAAAAAGCTTGGAGGGCACTCGCCATTCGACCGCTTCCTCGCCTTCGATACTCAGGGAGGTCACCCACTCCATGCTGTAGATGAGCAGGTCGGTAGCACGGACCACCACAAGGCTCCTGCTGGGATCGATGGTCAGAACAATCCCAGCGGCCTTATCAAAGGCAGTGCCCTTGGTGGGCGCGATGCGGTCAGCCTTCCTGATAGCATCAGCCAAGGTAGCGGTCTCGAAAACAACTTTTGTCATTCATCCACCCA